GAATGACACTAGAAGGGCCACCACCATCAAGAACGGGGTCTTGCATTTTCAAGTCAATACCATACTCAAAACCGGAACCGGCTGTGGTTTGAGCCATAGCAACACCAAAAGCTGCGCGGGCAGTTGTCACGCCAGAATCACCTGCCATGAAAGCCATCACAGCGGCATCGCCAGACAAAGTGTTGGTATTGATAATACCCATCACACCAGCCATCAAGCCGTTGTTAGAGTAAGTGCCAATTACCGCAAAGTTGCCAACAACCCCAGCCATGTGGTTAAAGTTGGTTGAGGGGACTGTTGCAAAGGGAGCGCCGGACTGCGTACGGCCAAACATGCCGTAAGCCTCACCGGGCGTTGCAAACGCGCTAGAACCGAACCCTACAGTGGGTTCAACACGAGCATAAAAACCATAAGCGCCGGTGCCTTGGTTAACTTCAATAACCTCGCCAGTATTAATAGTTGTGGGGGTAAGTGGCTGTTGTGGGGCTGCGGTACCGCCCTGATAGCCAGCCCTGACTGGGCCCGAAAAAGAAGTACGTGCCATGATGGTTCCTTACATACAAGTTAAGTGCATCAATCAGTATGTTGTCTGCCGGGACAGTTTGATGCACCGGAAAGCCCGGATTACTGTGTTTATACACCAAATAAAAAGGGGGCACAAGGCCCCCCTTCAAATATTTCCGAAGAAATATTAGGTTGAACCGGAAGATCCAAACATACCCAATGGGTCAGACCAGCCGAAGCTGTAACGCTCACGGGCCTTGTAACGAACGTTGCCAGTGTCAAAGTCACCGTCCATCTTGTTCTCCAAAGGAGAGCGGATGAAGTGCTTCAAACCGTTAGGCACGTCAGTACACAAGAACCAAGCGTTTGTGTCTGTCAAGTAGTTGTTGACTGTGTAGCCTTCAGGGATAGAACCGTTGTTTTTCAACGCGTTGATATCATTGTCAGCAGTACCAACACGCAGTGAAGTCTCGAGCAAACGAGTAGCAACGAACTGCAATGCAGGAGGAACAATCAACTTCCGTGGCTTACCAGCGATCAGCAAACCACGCTCATCAGTCCAAGCAGCGATTTGAATAACGGCGGCTTCCAAAGAAGTCTCGTTCAAATCAGCTTGAGTAGTTGGGGTGTTGCTGTTTACACCGCCGGAGATCAAGGGGTGCGCTGTGCTAAACAAAGGAACGCCATCACCGCCGTAATAAACGGGGGAGTTAGTGAAACCATTGTTCAAGACTGCAGCAGCCTTAACTTGCTTGGTGTAAGCCATAGCACGGGCCAATGCTTTGGTGTAACGAGCTGACAAAGAGTCATACAAGTTATCTTCCACAGCTTCTTCAGTAATGGAGAAGCCTAAAGCGATGGTTTCGTGGTTGTAACGAGTTGTCCATGCTTCCTGTGCATTGTCATAGCTGATGGCTGAGCCTTCATTTTTGACAGGTGCGGCAGAGAAACCAGACAGTTTCGTCTCTTCTTCGAACGAACGCTCTGAAGTTTCGGTTTCATAAATTTCTTTATGTTGTTCACCGTAACGAGCGTACTCCATACCGAACAAAGCGTTCAGGCCGGGGAGCAGTTCTTTAAGTAGTTGTGCGCGGGAAATAGCCATGATTTATGCTCCTTATACGCCAGTAGGGTTGTTGTACTGGTGCATGGTTGCGTTGATCTTGACGATAAACTCAACAAATGTATCAGCGCCTGTTGCTGTCTCACGAACCACATCAATGATGCGGATAGGCAGCGTATTGGTAGTGTCTTGAGTGCCTTCGTCGATTGCCACTGCTGAATTACCAGTAGTAGTTGAACCAGCGTTTTGAATCAAAGCAATGTTATTACCAATAGCAGAGATGCCCATTCCGGCCACGGTTGTGCCAGAAGAACAAGAGACTACTTGGAATAGCGTATCAGGATCATCTGCAACAACTGCAAAAATCTGCGTGCCAGATTTAACTTGCTGGCTAGCTGGATAATATTGCTGTTGCTGAATTTGACCAGTTGAAGCGTTAGTAAAACTTACACCGAGGAAAATACCGCAAGGCGTGGCAGTTGTTGTGCCCGTGTCTTTTTCGATAGTGCCATCAGAAATACGTTTAACCAAGTCACCGTAGAAAATGTTAGTAGCATAGCCACTAGCAATTTGCATCAGGCGGGTTGCGCCTGCAAATACCTGTCCACCTATTAGGTTTACAGGCTTTAGACCGTAAGGGGCCGAGACTGTAGGATAAGCCATAAAAGACTCCTATAAATTTAAGTACCAGAACCGAAAGTAACCTTAGTTTTTCTCTCCGAAAAGAGAGGCATCCTAGGATCATTTTCACGAAGGAAATTGTTATCCACCGAGTCAATCTGAGACTTATTCTGCTTGTCGTAATAATCGGCACGCTGTTTTAAGAACTCTTCAGGAATACGGCACAATAACAACCCACCAATTTCAATACCGCCTTTAAAGCGGCCCTCAACGGTGGCGTGCATCATAAGCTCGGGATAATCCTCTGCTTTGCAGGGTTCATATCCTTCACGTAACTTAGAAGAAATATTGCTTGGATCAGCCGTACCCATCGTACTAATGCGAACGTATCTATGTTTCCAACCGGGACGGTCTTCGGGCATAGGCAACGTCTCAGGTGGACGCCACGCTTCAGGGCGTTGCATCGTCTGGCGTGTGTCCAGCTCACGAGCTGAACGATTTTGCGCTTTAGGAGCCGTTTGTACTTGATCCATTATTCACCTCTTCTTAGTTGAGCAACCTGTTTAGCGTATTCTTCCAAAGGAACCCCAAGACGGCGAGCAATCGCTGCTTCGGATGCCTTCAGCCTAATACGATTAGGCGGAGTGCTACGGGAGGCCGGGGCCACCACGTTAGCGGGCTTTGTTGCACGGCGCGGAGGTTCATCCTCGTAAACCGGTTCTGATGCCTTTTTAGAAGGGGCGTCATCTTCATAGCTCTGAGTATCGTCAAAATACTCAGGAAATCTTCGACGCATTGTAGCGTCTACTTTTTTGTAGTAATCATCGGAACCGATGAATCCAGCACCTTGCTCCTTTGCCAGCTTCTGATGCAACCCGAGGGCGGAAGCTGTCATTTCAGGATCAGTGCCGAACCACGTATTCTTCGACATCCAGCGGTTATCGCGGTCTGTCGTAGGTGGAGTGGTACTGCGTTGTTGTATTTGTACATCATTTTCTTCGACTTGTAAAGGCCTCATGTTCTGAACTTTATCTAAATTCAGTGTTGCCCGCGAAATTTCTACCTGCGCCTCAGTCTGCGCATCGTAATCTCCGGACTCAACAGCCTCTTTGAAACGCTTTTTGGCGTTGTCAAATTCCATCTCAGCAGAGCTTTTTGACTGCTCAATGTACGCTTTTGACCCAAGCGATACTTGCTCCTGCAGTTTGCGGTTTTGATCCCACAACTGCTTGGTCAGCTTCTCAGCCGCCTCGCGTTCACGCAGTGCTTCTTCTTTGGCACGGCGCTCGTCGTGGTAGCCGCGTGTAAATTTCTTAATCCGCTGTTGAACTTTCTCGTCGTACGAGGCTAACTCGTCTTCTGTAGGCTCCTCAACGGGCTCCTTCATAGGCTTGCGGCCCTTATCGGGTTCGGGGGTATCGTCCTCAATTTCTACCTCAAAACCGTCATCTTCTGTATCTACGGGTTTACCCTTAGATTTCTCCTCTTCTTCATGAGGAAACTTGAAGTCGTCTTTAAACTCAGTTTGTGCCATGTGTTACTCCTTATGATGCACGTGTAATGCCACGGGGGTCTTCCACGACCGCTTCAACCGAATCATCATTGAGGATGCGGAATTCACGGCCATGGATCTTCAGGCGCGTACCTGAATTAGGGCGGACGATGACAAAGTCACCCTCCTTGCAACTCGGGCCACTAGGGAACCGAGTGGTATCTTTGTAGCAGTCAGGCCCAAGCTTGACTACAAACAACACGGGGGTCAGCACTTCTTCGTAGTGCATGACTTGGCTTGATTTAATCAGGCCAGCTTCACTATCAGCAAACTCCTCCATAGCTTCCGGCACTACACAAAGTAGGTGGAAAGTCTTTGGATCAGGCAACTGCTTGGCTTTATCCTCGGCTGGCTTATTAAGAATGCCAGACAAGTCCACGGCAGCGACGTCAAATTCAGTCATCAGATTTCTCCATTTTTTGCACAAGGTCGTTGATTACATTCTCTGCAAGGCTAAGACCTCGGATTACCCCACAGATACTTCGATACTCTTCAATGTCAGCGGCTCTACCGCTGGCAACATGGAAAGCTTGATCTTCTCTAAGCTTCTCAATCTCCTTGGCAATGTACGCCAGCAGTTTGTAGTCGTTCAATTTCTGTCCTTCCTAGGCTTTTGAGACGATCTTTGCGCCGCTTGCAAGGCCAACTGAGCGCGGTTCTTGGCAATATCAACGCCAATCCTCGTACCCTCAAGCTCTTGGTGCTTCTGGAGTTTGTCCTTGGCGGCGGCTGCGCTTGCGCCCACCTGCATAGCAGCAATCTCTTTCTGCGCCGCAATGCGTGACTCCTCGATCTTGAGCTGGTCGGCTTTGGCCGCAGCGTCGATCTGCTGCTTCTGCGCTTTGAGCTGGAGCTCCTGCATCTTGATCTGCAACTCCTGCTGCTGCATCTGGATGATGGGGTCTTGCGCCTGCTGCATCGCTTGCTGCTGCGCGGCTTGAGACTGAGCTTGTTGAGTCATGCGAGTTGATGCTTGTGCAGCAAGTTGTGCAACTTGTGCAGCCACTTCCGGCTCCATGTTCTTCTCCTGCTTCTCTGTTGGCAAGAGCAGCCCAATAGTCTTCTCGACTTCTGTGCGATACGCGAACGCCAAGTGCTCGTTGATGTGCGCCATCATCGCAGCCACAACTGCTTGGCCTTGTGGTGTACTCTGCACCAACGCCATGATCTTGGGGTTCTGCAACATGCTCGTATGCACAGCAATGTGAGCTTGGTGGTCCTGCTCGAGGAACGCCTTGTTGGGTTTGCCCGTCAACGCATTCTGGTTCTCCTGCACTGGGTCGATCGGTGTGGCATCGTCCTCAACAGGCACAAGCTTCGCAGCGTTCTTAATACCCAACACCTCAATCATCTGGCGATGCAAGAGCGGTAAGTTGTACAACTGCGGTGCTGTCTGCGCTAATTGCAGAGCAGCTTGATACTGCACAATCTTCTGCGCCATCGTTGCAGCGTTTGGATCGCTAACAGGAATGACCGCGACCATGTCGTAGTCAGCTTTCTTCGCCTTACGTGAACCGTCGATCGGGTCGTAGTCATACTCTTCTGGCGTGTAGTCAGCGATGATGGCTTTGAGCAGACGGAACTCTTGACGCATCGAGTAGTGCATACGCGCCTGCACAGCACCCATCACTTTTAGTGTGCGCTCAAGAATAGCCAGTGTTGTACCCACGGGTGCTTGCGCACTCATGTCACTGACCTTCATATCTCCTGCGGATGCGAACTGCCTACCCTCTTGCACAATGTTCTGGAACAAAGCGAAGAGAACCTGACTGGGTTCCTTGTACGGCAGAGGCAAGATATTGTCTCTAATTGAACCACTGGGTACGTCAACATCACGAAACTCTCCCGGTGCGATAGGGGTATCGTCGCCCTTGACGCGGAGTCCTCGGGACTTGAGTCCGCCCGGTAAATTACTGAGCGTACCTGCATCAACGAGCTGCCTGATGAGCATGGTCGCGCTCTTCGCATATCCGCCGATAAGGTGAATGAGACCATAGCCATAGAAGCCAAACCCCGGTATGTATTGGTAATGAACAAAGTGCTGGCGCTTCATGTGCAACTCATCACCCTCGTACCAATTACGGCGAATGGCGAGCACCTTCTGCGTACCCTTCTCAACAGTCACAACGTACGGAAGCGCAATGCCTGTCTTCTCGCCATCCTCGTCCTCGTGCTCGTAGCCCTCTAAGTCTAAGTCGACGTGCATCTCAAGAATGCGAAAGCGCTCGTCCTGCACAGCAGACATGCCCATCTCTTCGGCTTTCTGCTTCTCGATGTCGTCAAGTTCACTCGATGGCTCACCTAAGTCCACATCACTGTAGAACCCAGCCTCTTGTAGTTTGAGCACCTCGTTCTCAGTCTTACGCATGACGTGCGTGACCCGCTCAGCTCTCTCAAGATTACTCGCACCGTATGGCACAACGATATCTTCAGCAGGGATGAACATGGCAACTTGGCGTCCCAGCGATGGATCGTAGTACACCTTCTTGAACGCAGAACCCGCGATAGGCAGATTCCACAATAACTTCTCGTGCTCAGGGCGATACTCGAGCATCACCTCAGTCAACTGATAGTTCATGTCCTCGCGCACGCGAGTAGACGCCTCTTCTTTAGCTGGCGTGTCTTCACCAAGAATCTGTGTCTTTACAGGACCTGCAGCAGGGAATGTCTCCATGATGCCTTCACTCTGAAAGCGCACCACAGACTCAGTCAGCATAGGATGAAACACACCGCAAGCGCCTGCCCATGGCTCTGTTCTTTCTTCATACTTGAGGCCTAACAACTTTAAACCCTCAACGTAAGTCCTTATCCAATCCTTTCTATCGTTGATGTCTTTATCAAAGTTATCAATTAACTCTTTGCCCAGCGTGCCCAGTACGCTGTCGTCCATGAAGTCCGCAAGGTTGGCATTGAACTCCTCGTCCGTGCCTTCTTTATCTGGGGTCAACTCAATCTCAATATCACCCATGCCAATACGCACGGACTCTGGGTCCTCAATCTCAATCTCCAGCGGAGGAGCCATGTCCTCTTCAATACCCAAGGGGGCCGCATACAAACCTTTGTCTATAGAACTCGTTGCCATAATTTATCCTTAAACTGTGTAAAACCGCTCTTTGCGGTGACTTCTGAACCATTGAATCTCTTCGGGCTCGTCGCTGGGTAAGCGCAGGAACCCACCTTGGCGAAAGCGCATCAACGCTAAAGTCGTCGCGTCAACTAAGTCGTCGTGCTCCCCAGATGGGAACGCAGCAATCTCGTCAACTAACTCTTCTGCCCAGCGGGTGCGGGGCACCCATACCTTGCCACTCGCGATTATGTCTGAGACTGAATTTAAGCGGGCGATTTTGTCTTGGCCTTTACTAGGCGTGTACTCCTGCACAGGGATGCCCATCGCACGGAGCTCGTAAATCAGCGGCGCTCCTGTCGCCTTCTTCTCAATCAGTAGGCCGTCCGGCTCATACTCGTTGTACTCAGCAAGCACGTCCCTTTTCAACTCTACCCACTCAACACGCTTTCTATACGTATTCAAGAGAATAATGTGCGACGTATTATTGTCTTCCTCGTTCTTAAATATCCCCCACGTCGTTCCGGCTGAGTAGTCGGCGCGGTTGTTCTTCTCAAACGCGGTGTCCCACGACTGCAAGATGTACTCGCACACGGGCGGCTCGTCTTTGTCCCACCACTGCCACCAATCCCGCTTCACAATCGCGGACTCATTGCCCACTGGGTTCTGTTGGTACTGCGCCTGCCACTTACTATTAGGCAGTTCTTCCCGAAGTGCTGTTAATTCGCCTAAAGACCAGAACTCCGGCCATAAGGGTTTACCACTAGGCAGGATGGCAGGGAACTCAATCACCTCCCACTGCTCTCCACCGCGGGCAGCGGCAGCTTTAAGCACCTGACCGGTCAAATCCCTGAGTGACCACCGTGTCATCACGATCACGATCGACCCGCCCGGCTGTAAACGCTGACGCGGACCTGACGTGTACCACTCATACACCTTGTCGAACACATCTGGGTTGCTTGCGGCGAGCGCGGCTTCCTGTTCTGAGTGCGGGTCGTCAATAATGAGGATGTCAGCGCCCTTACCGGTCACCGTACCACCCACACCAATCGCAAAATAGTCACCATTCTTGCTGGTATTCCACCGTCCGGCAGCTTTTGAGTCTGCACGAAGCTCCAAATCAGGGAAAAGGTCCTTATATTCGTCCGAATCAACCAAATTTCGTACTTTTCGACCAAAACCTACTGCTAATTCAGCAGTATTTGAGCACTGGATGACCTTTTTGTTAGGGTATTTACCTAGAAACCACGCTGGTAGGAGGTAACTAGCAAATTCTGACTTGGTATGGCGGGGTGGCATGTTAATAATTAGCCTTTTACACTCGCCATTGGCCACTCTTTCAAACGCTTTGGCCATCTTCGCATGATGTCTGCCCCCGATGAAGTCCGGCCACACCTTGGTGACGAACTCCATGTACTCATTGCGGGCTTTGTCCTTCTCGCCAAGCTCGACACGACTCGCCAGCTTCTTCAAAACCTTGGCTTTCTCCTCCGGCGGGAGATGCGGAAGACTCGCAATGAGCGCTTCCAGCTCTGCTTCTATGGTGAGGACCTCGGTCTCTTCACGCATTAGGGATGTCCTCGTCTGGCTCAGCGGGCTCGACCTCCTCGGCCATCTCTAGCTCCAGTGTTGGCCCGAACTCTTTGTCCAGATCGACGTCTATTGCAGTTTCACGCCCGCCGTAGAGACGCATGAGTTTGCGCACGTTGTCCTTAATAGCCTGATCCAAATCTGCACTGTTGGTGTACGTCACGCTAATCTCGGTCTTCTCGGAGAACAGCCCGACGTCACTTATCTTGCCAAGCATCTCTG